CGTGATGTCGATCCTCTCCTTCGGGGGAATCAGGTCCGGGAAAGAGGTGATGTCGATCAACTTGGAGTACTCGCCGTTCGTGGTCGTCCTGTACATCAGGTAAGTCTGATAGGTCGAAATGCCTTTTTCAGTTGCCATATGGTTTCTCTCCTTTCGTGAGTTTTGAATCAAAAAACGCATGAAAGCGTTGGATAAAATCCATACCCGCATTTCATGCGTCTCGCGTTATTCAGTTAACTTTCCGCTAACTCCGGTAAAGATTACCGTCCGCGTCTACGTTTGCCTCGTACCTTGCCACATACCGCACAACCTTGCTGTTGTCAGGATATACAATGCACTGTGAGAAGTTCCGCGTGAAGTTCAGCGATACCATCCGGTCGTCAATCGCCTTGTAAATCTTCCGGCACTCGCTTTTTGTGCCTGCAACGACGTCCAGTTGGTAGGTGATCTTTGCGTAGTTCTCAACCGGCGTGGAACTCTGCTTTTCCCGCAGCGTCCTGTTGTCGATCTCGTACAGGGATGCCGCCGGAAGTTTCGTGTAGTCCAGCACCTGTGTGGACAGGAATCGCTTTGCCGCCACATGCTTCGACGCGACTTCGTAAACGTTATTGAAGATTTTCACTTCATAATCGATCATTCTGCCGCCCCCTTACATTTGCGTCCAGAGCCGTGACGCCATATCCGGCGCCGCTTCTTTCAGCCATTCAAGCGTGTTCAGCATGAACGGCCGTGCCACATAACCTGCTGTCCAGTGATAACTTCCGTCGTCTTCCTTCTTGTATACCCAGCCTTCGTAACCGTGGTTGTGGATGTCGTACTGCCATCCTGTCGCGGTTGTTGTCGGGTACGTACCCTGTCCGACGATGCCTGTACCAAACTCCACAAACATTGCGTGCCAGGTGTTCGTGTACACCCATCCAGCGTGCAGGTTCGGTGAATAATAACCCTGGATTCCCTGTTCCAGTTCACCGGTGTCCACGGCATCCAACGCGGCGATCTGCATTTTCGCGACCTTCACGCCTTCTTCCGTGAGCGCCTCGATCAGCTGGTCAATGGTTTCCTGCAACTGTTCCCTGAAAATCTGTATCTCCCTGATTGCCCGGTCAATCGACCTTGCGTCCAGGTCAAAGCTGATGTTCTTCAGGATCTTGCTCATTCGCCATCACCGTCCGGTTCGGATTCCCCGGCAGGCTCGTACGGGTCTTCCTCTTCGTCCGGCAGTTCATCCGGTGCTGTATAGTCCACCGCCTGTTTCCGCAGCGCGATGCTCAGCGTGTTCAGGCTCGGCCGTACCGCTGTGATGTCATACAGTTCGCCTTTCCAGCGGATAACCCCGTATTCGTTGATGTCCGCGTCCGGCTTGTCCATGACCAGCGTGTGCGTATACCGCACTTCCTCGCCGTAAAACTGCTGCACTGTGTGTCCGCTCGGGGATGAGATATTCCCCCTGTACGTTCTCGGTGTTCCGTACTGCGGGTGGAATTCCCCTGTGTGTTCCCCGTCGTCGTTCAGGTCGGTCATCAGTCCGTCGTTCGGCAGATACTCAAATTCCGTCGTGTTCCTTCTCAGCAGGCGCATACGTTCACCGCCTTACCGGATTGCCTGACAGAATGGGACAATATCCGCAACCATGCCGTCCGGAATGTCAGCCGCGCCGTAATTGCGGTGGATTCCGTTCTCGATATGCTGGATCTGCCCTTCCGCCCCGCGTTTGTTCAACGCGTAATTTGCAATCTTCAGCTGGATGCCGACGTACCTGTCCGGTACCTCAAGCCCTTCGTAGTCGTCCTTATACGGATACATGCGGTTGAGTATCTTCTGGGCAGCAAGTTCAAGGTAGACTTCAAGGATGCCGCGATCAGTATCATCTCCGTCCATCATGCGACTGAGCATTTCTACCTTCTTATCCATCGTCATCCCGTTCATCTCCCCTTTACTTGCTGACCCTGCGCCGCGACGCACTTCTCGCTTTCGGCTGTTCCTTCTCTGGTTCCTTTTCCGCAGCCTTTTCAGGCTCCGCTTTCGGCGCTTCCTGTTTTACAGCCGGCGCCGCTTTCGGTGCATCCAGCACCTCTACTGCATCGCCAAGGTCCTCATCGGTGTCAAAAACCTGTCCGGTCAGATGCCATCCGTTGATATCCCTGACGTTCTGTTTTGCCCGCACCTTCATGGTTCGGTCCCCTTTCTGTGGGTATTCCCGGCGGCATTTTCAGCCGCCGGGGAATGTCATCACTTCACCTTGATCAGGGCGACTTCGTTCATCCGCTCATAGCTGGGCAGGACGATCTCGGAAGCAAAGGTGTTCAGGTTCACCGGATGCGCATCCAGGATCTGGGTAATGGCGATACCGCTGTTCACGATGGCCACTTCCGCTTCCTTGCTGCCCATCAGATCGGCCTCTTCAGGCGTGGTGCCGCGCCAGGTGTTGCCCAGCACGCCGTCCGGCAGGACCGCGACGTATCCGTCAGGAACGAACTTGTGGGCGACTTCGCTCTCGTCCTTGTACTGCTTGTCGTACACGACGATGCCGGTCAGTCCCAGGGCGTCCTTCAGGATGCCGACGATCTGGGTATCGGTCAGGTAGGGAGTCGCAACGCCGCTCACGCTGATGAACAGGTCCTTGATCGCCTTGATGCTGCGGAACAGCTTGAAGGTCTCGTTGTTCATCACGATGATGGTGCCGTTGCCGCCCTGTGCCTTGATGGCGTCCTGCGCGGTACGGATGTCTGTCAGCGGGTCAGCCGCATTCGGCTTGTCCCAGGTATAGTCGCTGTTGACCGGGAAGTAGTTCGTGGCTTTCCACGCGCCATTCGGGTCATAGTTGTAGGTGTAGGACACACCGTTCGCCTCGATGGTAATGCCGACATCGCCGTTCGCCGGGAACAGCAGCTGCATGATCATCCTTTCCGGGACAACCAGCGCACCGTCCAGCAGGTTCTGGGCGTCGTCGAACACGCGGTTCAGGGCGTCGTTCAGGTAGGGATCATTCTTTTCCTGGATCCGCATGATCTCCTGGCGATCCTTTTCCTTGAGTTTGAATCCCTCACGGAAGAAGGGCATTTCGGTCTCAAGGAATTTCATGCCGGGACGGCTCCGGAAGGTTGCCTTCGCATCAAATGCGCTGGGCATCAGGGACACAGGAAGTCCCTTGCTTCCCTTAATCCACTTCAGGTCGAGACCGGCCTTCTGCTTGGACGGGAACAGGGTTTCGCCCAGATAGGGAATCTTGTTGCTGACCGCCTCGATCCAGTTTGCCGCGATGATCTTCGGCGTTACAAGCTTACGAAACTCGGTAAGATTCATATGTTTTGTCTCCTTTCACAAATTTGTCATTCAGGCCACTGCACATGCCGGAGCAAGTGTCCGCAGCCTACGCGTACATCCGCGTAAATCGGGATATTTCCTGTCCTGCACAGGGCGCAGAAGTACAGGTCCTCGCTTAACATTCCCCGGTTTGAGTCTCCGTAGTTCACCCAGTCGTACCATGGGTAGCTGAGTCTGCGGAAAACGTCCGTCCGGATCAGCGCGCATCCCATACCGCCGCCGTGGACCTCAATCTTGGTCTCGCCGGCTTCGCGCATCCTGCGCATTTCCTCTGCGGAATACTCGGATTCCAGCGGGTAGTTGTAATACTCTTTGCCGTCCGCATCCTTCAGTTTGCAGATGCACGTATTGCCCCGATAGACATTGTCCGTATCCCTGTGGGCGTAAAACCCAATGTTCACGTCGCGCGCGTCCTCCAGGAGCAGTTTCAGCGCATCATTCGGGAGCGTCACGTCATTGTCTACCGTCAGCACCCAGTCTGTTTCCAGGTCGAGCGCCCGCTGTGCAATCTTGTTCCGCGCTGTCGCGACATCATAGCCGCGCACGCTGTCAAACAGTGCCTCATGCCCGCATTTATCCAGGTCCCACAGGCTTTTGTAGGTGTCCGGATAAATCGTCTCAAAGGTCGGTACAGCAATCAGTATCCTCATCTGGAATCCTCCATCTTATCTCCGCCTGATCAGGTGGCTCCGGTCGCGCCATTCGCACCGATGTTGGTACGGAACACGATGCCGGGAAGCGCTTCATACAGTGCGGACACGTAGGTCACGCCGGAATGCTCCTGGGCAACGCCAGCGTTGATGATGCCCTGCACAACAGCGGCACCGTTCGGATTCTCGGCGGTGTCCACGTCATACAGCAGCACGCCGACAGCACCGGAACCCGTGGTGGAGGCGCCAGCCGCATTGATGGGCGTGCCGGCCTTCACAACCGTGCCGCTTCCGGGAGTCGCAACCTTCACAGGAATCGCCTGGAAGTCCTTGGAGGCAAGAATCTCAACTCCGCCGCCAATAGTGGTCTCGTTGTACTTCATATGGGTGTCTCTCCTTTCAAAAGAGTGTAAATATGTGTCCATCGGTCCAAGCCTTCAGGCCGAACCTTCCGGCTTATTACCGCATGTACCCCTTCAGTCCGTCCACAACAGACTTTTCGCTTTCCGCGCGGTTTCTGCCGAGCCGCTTCGCAATTTCCATTGCCGCTTTTTCCTCGGCGTCTTCCTCACTGCTTCCGCCGGCGCCGGGTCCCGGGATCTTTCCGTACTCAAGCTTCAGCGCTTTTTCCTTCGCGTCCCATGCCTGCCTGATCAGCAGCAGCGCGTTGTCGATGTTGTCGCAGCCGATCATGCTTTCCGCAATCTTTCCTGCGACTTCTTCCGTCAGACCAAGTTTGCTCATCACACTCTTGGTGTTCTCGGACCGCGCAACCTTCCGCCGGAGTTCCTCCAGTTCCTGATCACGCTTTTCCTCGGCTTCCTTCTTGTTTGCCGCGTCGATCTCTTCCTGTGTCTGCCGCTTCTGGAGTTCCTTCCGGTATTTCCCGGCTTCGCTCGTCGCCTTGTCCAGGGCTTCCTTCTGCTTTGCCATGTCGGCTTTCATCTGTTCAAGCTGTGCCGCAAGGTCCTTCGCAGGATCAGTTCCTTCGCCCTGTTTCTGTTCGCTCCCGCCGGCAGCGCCCGCAGGATCCGCGCCAGGATTACCTTCGCCGGAACCGCCTTCACCGGCGCCTTCGCCTTCAGCAAACTGCTGAAGGTTCAGTTTCATCAGGGGATTTCCGTATAGTCTGTTGAGCAACGTTTTCATGCTTCTTTTCCTTTCGCGTTTTTTACAGTGCTTCTCTGCACCATCGTTTTTGCGTTTATTTCCCGCAGTTCTCTCTGCGTTCGCGAATTATTTACCGTCGCTTCTCTGCGACCTATTTCAAACGGCTTTCGCCGTCTAAAACCATCTTCCGCATCCCCGTATGGGACGCCGGCGCTTCCACGCCTCAATCTTCCTTGTCCTGAAACACGGCCTTCCAGAAACATCTGCACCCGATATGCGGCTTCCTCGGCACTTCCTGTACCCGGAACACCTGTCCGTCCAGCGCGTGGCACTCCACGCATACCA